ATCTACTTTTACGCGAGTAACAGTAATGCCAATAACAGACACATATGAACTTACCGTTATAGACTTAAGCCCGTCAACCAACGAAGAGACATCAAGTCAGGCTCCAGCAATAAGCACATATTCTTCTGCTGATGTTGATGTTACAAAAACTTATGAAATATTTGCAAACAACGGAACAGCTTCGTCAAGTTCAATTATTGAATTTCTTGCAATACCACAGATAACAACGACTATTCCGATAAATCAACTTGCAATAGCAACACAAACAAGTTCTAGGCGTGTTTTTGAATCTTTTAATAGGGAAATTTCATACACTTCATCTGAAGAAACACAATCTGGGATGTCATTATCTACGGTTAGTGGCTTTTTTTCAAATTCTGTATATTCAAATATTTACGAAGCAGTAACAACGCGAACAATTAACGCGCAAGCAGCGTTTGAAACATCTTTAAGCTCAACATTTTCTGAGAGCAATCCAAACACCAACGCATTTGATTATGGCAGAACAGTTAGCGAAGGAGAAAATAAAACAGTAATTAGTCAAAACATTAATCAGGCAAGAACAACTAAATTTTTTAGCTCTCCACGAAGAACCATAAAAAAACTAACTGGAGTAAGAAATAACGCAGATTTGGTAGTTGGATTTTACGCCGCGCAGGGAATCGCTGGATCGACATTTTATCCAGATTTTAATGACGGGCTTGCAATTTATCCTTTAGCTTCAAGAAATGTTCATACGGTTCACCCAAGAACTTATAGATATTTCACAGACCCATTTGACGAAAGCGAAGCTGGAACAATTTCTATTAGTGGACTCAATGGGAGTGGAACAAATCAATTTGGAACATTTACATTTGCCTTAATACCATCTGGTTCTGCAAACACAACAAGCGTAGTTTTGGCGGATTCTATCGGAATTGGCGTGGCAAACCTTGGAAAATTTGAAACAGCATATCAGTCAATAAGTGCTGGCGTTTATAGCAGATTTGGCGGAACAGTCAGATATGAGTCTCCGCAATTTTTATCTTTTGCCAATGAACAAAGCGCAGCAGTAGAAAAACTTATTCCAATAACTGGATTTACAACAGAAACTTTCTTATTCAGAAATGCTTATAGTATGATTTGGACGGCACCAAGAAATAGCGTGGACCTTCCTCCAGACATGCCATAAATCATTCAATCCATTGCTGTTTTTTGATACGAAGATGGCCCCTGTATCTTTCGTCATCTTCGTGATATGCACGATAGTGAATAATTTCTGGATCTTCTTTTGTATCTTGTGATGACTTTCTTTTTACATGGTCGCACACGGTGTGCGGAACACAGGCAATTCGTACCCCCGCTGGATACCATTTATTCCAACAAATAAACAAATCTTGAGTCCCCCTTCCATCATATCCTTCAAATGTGGCTAAAGAGAGGGCTTTTTGACTCATTAGGGTGCAACCAAAACCGCACCAATCTGATGGAACGATTGATCCTCTCCCAATAGCTGGATATGCAAAATCCATCCACCCCCTTCTTCTCCAACCATATTTAGCTGTTATTTCCCAAATATTTCCATCTGGTGGACATTTTTTAATTCGGTCTCGCAACCTTGCCATGCGCTTCATTTCTTTTTCTGCAACTTCCTTGTCTTTACACTCCTTGAGTCGCGCTTCACAGGCTTTAATTGCATTCTTTAATCTTTCTGGAACCTTGCGCTCTTCCATCGCAAAGTCTTCGTTGATAGCTGATTGCGGACTTCCGAATCCTCCCAAGAATAATCCATTAGGATAAGTCACTGCTGCTACATCATAATATGGGCTTCCATCGGCTTGCGGCATTTGTAATACCCACTCAGCCACGCGAAGGCTTTCGGCGCTTACCAGCATGTCGCTTTCCACGCTCCATAATGATGTGGCCCTAATTTTTCTAGCTAAACCGAATGCCGCACCTTGAAGAGCCGCAATCAAAAGTTGGCTTTTTTCTTTGTATTTCTCCCCTTCTTCATCGTTAACCTCAATATTAATGGAGGCCACCTTCCATCCTTCTGGTAATTCGTGGCGGGCCATTTCCAAAGCGTCCTTGGCTTCTTTGCTGGTATCAGTAGCCAGAATAAAATGGGCTTCTTGATGGTGGGAAGCGGCGGCTGTGATATGGCGCAACACAGATTGCCAGCAGTAAAAATACTTTTTAGTGGCGTATGTAGCTATAGCGATCATCGTGATTCAGGATTCCAGTTATAATTAAATTCATGTGGCCCGACCCTGTCTTCGTCAGGATCATCAATGCTGTATGGTTTTGAGACAATGTTCAAAATGGCAGTTTCGCGGTAACCCCAAGCTGGCGTAAATCCATGCCAAATACCAGCAGGAATTGTCACCAACACGGGAACAGAAGAAGACAATATAATGGTTTGGCTTTGGCTCGTTTCGCTATTATACAAACCAAGCCTAGATGCCCCGCCAACACAATACCAACGATCTATTTGCTCCTTGTGGCGATGCCAAGCCTTGATTACGCCATGTGTGCAAGTGGTAATGTATGTCTGACCGAAACCATGGGGATCATCGGTAAGCCTGAATATTTCTGTCAAGCATCCACGGTCATCGATATTGACTTTAAGCTGTTTAATTTTTGCTAACATTTCGGCCTGACAAAGTTGATCGTTCTAACACATCCACTACTGCACTTAACTTTGGCCTTTTGTAGTTCCATTTTTATTCCGCGATTGCCAAGGGCATTGATGTAGTTTTCAGCGTATCCGCTTTCTTCAGCGGCTTGCTTAACCGTTTTCCATCCTTTAGCGTTCATGGCCTCAATTGTGGTTGTTCCGTTGCTTTCACGAAACGACCGCCAAACGCTATCCCACTCTGGGACTACAATTTGAGCATTGGGGCTTTTTGTTCTGCTAGTTTTGCTATGATGGGTTGCCATGTGTAGGTTCCTTTGTTGACGGTAAAGATGACGAATCCAAAGTCCACTAATCCCGTGCATCGGCGGGCTCCGTAGCGGCTCCCGAATCCCTGAAGGGCTGGGGTGGTCATGGCCAGCCAGTCGGGGCCTCCCGCATAGTTGTGGTAGTGGACATGGCTTCGGATGAAGATGTCGGCCTTGGGCTGTAGCTCCCTTTCGGCCCACATGATGTTCCACATGCGGTCTCTGGCCACCGCTGTATGCCGCCCATGGGGGAGGTTGCTTGATCCTGCTGGGTGGTGTTTGAGGTCGAAAATAACGTCTTCAACGTTGACCCATTCATGCTCTCCAATTCGGGCATCCACCCGCTGGGCCACGTTGTTTTCCCAATCCTCCTCATTTCCCGTATGGTAGGGAGTGCCTCTTGTGATAACAATCTTGCAATTCTTTGCTTTCGGGATTTCGCGAATCAGCTTTACGGCCATATCACACTGCTCCTCCATGTCGGTGGTTATAAGCTCCGTGCCGCCGCTTTTGGCACCTCGCCCGTCCACCAGATCTCCGTTGAGGAAAATGATGTCGTAGGGGCCATTACGCGCAATCTGGAGGGCATACCAGTTGTAGTAGGCTCTGTTAGCCGTCACCCATTCAGCCCGCTCTTTGACGGGTTGTTCTGGGAGGTAGCCCTTGGGGGTTAGGCCAACTTTGTGGCCGCAGTGGAAGTCCGAAAGGACCGCTATTTTTTTCATAAGATTAGCTAAAATTTACATTTCGCTCGTTGACCATCTCCCACAAAAGCTGTCGAATTTCTTCAACAGTAGTGCTGTCCCAATTGGGATGAGAATCATAGCGGAGATGATTGCGAAGCTCATCGCTAAGATCGGTAATGATGCTATGAAGATCGACTGCCTTACAAGCCATCTCAAACTCGACTTGTTCTTCGGGCAGGTTGAAGGATAGTGTGCCATTGGCCATTGGGTGGTTTTGGTTGTGTTTATGGTTTCGGGATTGCTTACAGGTCTTTGAGGACTTTCTTCAAGTCTCCGTCATCCAAGTCGTCGTCATCGTCTTCGTCCTCGTCTTGTCCATAGAGGATGTCATGGATGTTCGATACAATACCTTCAATAGCATAATCATTGCCAAATTTGAGAAAGGCGTTCTTGGTTTCGGTGCCATCTTGAAATGTAGCCACCACAAAGCCAGAGTCAAAATATTCAACAAGTTCTGAGCAAAGCTTGTCCAGCACCTCTTGTAGCCGTTTGTCATGGACGGCCATTTTAGTCTTGGGTTTCTCCGCAGGTTTTGCATCTGAGGATATGGACTACCCCATGATCAATCCGTTCAATCTTTTCCGATCCACAGTAGAAACAGGTCTTGGATTGCGGCTTGCGGTAAACCTTTTTCTTCTTTTTTTCTTCGCTCATTTTTTGACTGTTGATGGGTTGATTCGCACAAAGTTGCGTACTAGCGAGGCAGACCGCGTCTTGAGCCACACCCCGTCCCCAGACTTGCTGTCCCGCGTCCCCCTGCCGTTTGTGTTGCCCTCGACACACTGGAACCTTCCGTTGGGAAGGACCTTGGTCACAATCCCGATATGGGAGAAGTCAAAAATAACAAAGTCCCCAACATGGGGCTTGGCCTTGTTAGAAAGAACCTTGGCCGTTGCGGGGCGTTCTTTGGCCCATGAGATATAGCCAAACGCCGCCGCTGTCCTCGGTCTCCACTTCTCAGGGGTCATTACCTTGAGCCCCAACCACTCAACATTTTCGGGGTCTTTGAGCCACTCGCGAACTACCCATGAAGTCAGGGCGGCACACCACGGCCAAGAAGCGGGCTTGAGGTTGGTGGCGGCTTGATACTTCCGCACCTGTGGACCGTTGTTGTTGCCCCCCACTTCTTTGACTCCCACTTGGGACAGGGCAATCTTGGCTAGGTTCTCAAGAGCCTTGGGAGTCTTCTGTTTCGGGGTTTCCCTCTTCTTTTCGACGGGCAACTCTGGCTTTGAGTTCTTCTTGAATTCGGATGGCAAGCTCGGCAAGGACGGCGCTTGGCCACCTTCTGATTCTATCCCAAGTAGTTTCTGGATTAACTGCCAAATCATCTGGGTTACTGCTCACCCATCAATTATAACAACGACAGACCCGTTTGCCAATATCCCAATTCCTAGAAATCCGCTCCACCTCGGACTCCAACGGAGACGCCTGTTTTTCCATCATGGCCCCGCTTGGTGATTTTTGCGGTGAAGCGGAGGGAACCGAATAAACGGACAAGGAAACTTCTGCGATCTTCTTGGTTCCCTTTGGTAAATATTGCTTTGAGAATTTCATTGTTGATCTTCTTCACTTGCGCTTGCGCTTTGTTGCGGGCTTTTTGACTTCAATGGCCCTGCGAATCTCGGTGTAGGTCACGGGACCAGCAACCCCATCTTCATCGGTATTGACCAAGGCTTGGATCTTCTTGACTCCCTTGACGTTGATTTCGTTGGTAACGTAGTTAACAATGGCAAGAATCAAAGCAACGACAAATCCCGTAAGGCTCACTTGGTCTACGGACTCGGCCAGCTTGGGGTCAATCATGGCCAGCTTGCTAACCACGGCGGCAATCCCCATGGCAATGAACGGGGTGATGACCCCGCCCATCTTGGAAACCAGAAAAGCCAGAAGTTTGTCTTTGGTTGTCGCGATCATTGGTCGATTTTAACCCGCTGAACGGCGGATTCAACCGTAAAACGAATCAGAGATTCAGAGGCATCAATGCCATTACGCAGGGCTGCGCTGGTGAGTTTTTTGACAGCGGCTTCGCGCTTTTGTGCGCCAGTTTTGCTAGTATCGGCCAACTCGCGGACAATGTCCAAAGCGAGAGGTAGAAGGGACGCGGCGGCATCCACAAAGAGTTCGCGGAGGATCGGCCCGTAGAAGGCCCAAATCTTGGAAGGAATACCCAGAAGGGTGGCGAAGAATGATTTCATAGGTTTAAAGCTAAACTAGAATCCTTTGGATTTCAAGTAATCTTCGATTCTTTTTGTGCGCTCGTCAATTCGGGCCAAGGTCTCAGATCTCTCTTGGTTCTCCTTATTGATCATTTCAATCCGCGCATCCTGTTTAGCATCATTGGCTTGGATAGACCGCATTTGTTCGGGTAGGACAACCCATCCATTGAGCGCCGAAAATAAAGTAACCATCAGGGCGATGCCTGCAATCAACTCGCTCATCGTGAGCTTCACTCCCCGCTCCATTCCTCTGCGTCTTGGTATTTCTTCTACGCTCATAAGTTATTATACGTTTGTTGGCGTGAAAGTGGGGGGTGGTGGCCCACCAAAACCAGTCGCGCCCCATCCTGTAGCCAGCCAAGGTTCTGCCACATCGCTGGTAGATTCGTAGTAATCGTCGCCATTCTCATTAATGAACCAGCGCGATCCGTCCCAAGATATTACCGAAGAAGTAATAAATATCCCTCTGTATGACGGCCTGCCATTAACATTGCCATCAAACACATGAGTGCCATTGACAATGACCGCCCCAGCGCCCGCGACAATGACAGCATTAAAAGTGGTCGTTGTAGCAAGTTGCGTAATAATGGAAGCCACTTGATAGCGCCAAGGCCAATCGATATATGTGGCTAGGTTTACGGGGTTGCCCGTGTCTCCACGATAGGCGGCGGCAATATGCCCCAAAGCTTGTTTTTCTCCCCAGTCGATAGTTCCAAGGCTCGACCCCGAAACAGCATTGTAGATATCCTTCCATGCATACTGTTTAGGTAGTCCAATATACGCTGTTTCATCTTTCGGTGCGCCTGCGGCTACGGCAATCTTGGCCCAGAGATAGCGTTCTGGGAGGGAGATGTAATTGGCTATGGGGTTGACTGTGGGTATTTCGGTTGCGGTGGGAGGCGGCCCATCCGCATCATCCACAATCCAAGTTCCAAGCCAAGGAAATTGAACATCTTCTTGAATAACATATGTTATTCGATCTTCAAAAGAATCAAATAAAGTCCAAATACTTGCTCCAT